GCGATCGTCTGATCCGCCATCAACAACCTCCTCTCGAGTTAGACGCGCCCAGGTCTCTGTGGCTTCATGCCGACGGACCAGTTCCCGATCTTGATGACCGAGGGGATGCCGTCGAGCAGTGAGTAGAACCGGACGCCGATGTGCGTGTTCCGCTTCAGGAAGCGGCTCCGCTTGTTCTTCCAGACCTTGACGTCCTTGGTCGTCATGGTCGGGGGCTTCGGGGTCAGCGCTTCCGTGTCCTGGCTGTACCCCGTCACGATGTCGATGCCGAGCTGCTCGTTCCCAGTCGGTCCGTAGACCAAGTGTTGGTACTGGAGCTGCTTGAACGACTTGAGCAGTTCTCCATCACCGAAGTCGTTGAGCCGGCCCTCGATGAAGAAGTGCGGTGCCCAGCCGGATGCTCCCGGGTTCACCGGGATGTCGTCGGCGATCTTCTCCTGGTCGAAGCTGTCCTTGAACAGGGCTTCGGCCGAGCAGAGTGCGGGCCCGACCGTCAGTGAGTTCTCCACGACGTAGTAGGCGTCACGGAGGCTGACGAGCTTGCCAGGCGGGCTCGTGAAGCCGCGAACCTCGACGTTCGTCCAGAAGCCCAGGGCTCCGGTCTCGAGGTTGATGCAGTAGACCAGCGTGGTCGGGTTCGTGGTGCTCCCGCCCTCGCCGCTCGAGCTCGTGCGCCCCTGCGTGTACTGGAAGACGCCTGGGTTCACCTTCTGTAGGAAGCAGATGTAGTGGTTGTTGTGGAGCATCGACCAGCAGCGGAGCTGGCCATAGTCGATCCCGGACAGAGCTCGCTGGTGGGCCAGCTTCGCCCGCCCTGCAAGGAGGTCGACCACACTCGCGCCGTCGTAGTGGTAGACGCTGCGATGGCCCGCCCAGACAACGCCGCCCTGCCAGGGCTGCGCCGACATCGGACTGAGGATGCCATCGTCCGCCAGGACGATCTTCGGCGTTAGCGCTGTCGGGTCGTTCCCAAACAGGCCGAAGACCTCCTCGGCGAGGAAGACCAGTCCGGCCGACTCCGTGGGGAATCCGCAGCGGATGTCCGTGTGAGGCTTCGTCGACGGGAGGTCGTAGAACGTTCCGTCCTGGGTCAGGTCCACGGCGTCGAGGACGTCGGGGTCAGTGATGAAGATGCGACTCCGCTCCGACATCCCGCGACGGGAGTCGTCCGCGTTGAGAAGCATCTGCATCCCGTTCCAGTACATCGAGAAGACGGGCCTCTGGCCTGTTCCCCAGCCGAGCGCGTTGGCTCCGAGGGGGCAGATGATGTAGTTCTCGGCGCTCATACCGACCAGAGCACTCGCGGTCAGCGTGAGCTGCGTGTTGCTCTGCACCGACGTGACCGTTCCGACGTAGCTGAAGTCGGCTGCCTTGAAGACGAGATCGCCGCTCGCGACACCCTGGTCGACGAACTTCGTGTCGCCACCGTTGATCTGGGTGGAGCTCGTCGAGGCGTTGATCGAGCCGGAGGTGATGTACACCTTGCCGTTCCCGAAGGGTCGCCGGATCGAGACGAACTTCGTTCCGGTAAGCGCTCCCGAGGTGTTGAGCACGTTCCGCTCGAGCGTCAGCGACGTGTTGCTGTCGACCGAGGCGACCACACCGAGGAGACGCTTGTTCGTGTCGATGAGGAACATGCCCGGCTCGAGGTTGGCCGTGAAGCCTGTGCCCGTCACCGTCTTGCTGCTCTGTGTGACCGTCACGTTGTTGGCGTAGTCCGCCTTGCCCGCACCGCGCCAGTGGAACAGCGAGCGGTGCGCGCTCACCCCAGAGTCGTGGCCGTAGTCGAGCCCCATGCCGATCAGAACACCGCCGTCGAGCGAAGCCTTCGCGTCAAAGAACGGGTCCGCAGACCCCATGGCGATCGAGAGGGTATCCAGCGGGATTACCGCGAGCTGCGCTCCGACCGTGAGCTCGGTCAGGCGTCGGTCGTCGATGTAGACGAACGGCTCGCCCGAGGGATCACCAGCCTGCTTCTCACTCGGCACCGGCATGTCGAAGAACGACCGCGCGGTAAAGGCCGGGACGGCGGGCGTCTGCCCGCGCCCGTAGATGTACGCCGAGACCGCTCCGGTCGTGTAGTCGGCGCCGAGTAGCAGGAGCCGGAAGGAGTCCGTCCCGTTCGGGTCTGCCAGCGAGGTGATTCCGATGGTGCGGAAGTTGCTGGGCAGGTTCGGAAACGCCGGCTGGGACCCGTTCAGCGTGTCGATGGGCCCGCGCTGGCGCACGATGCCCGGAGTGTCGAGCAGGGCGTCTTGGACGTACCGCCCGCCTCCCGCGGGGATCTGCGTGGGTGCCGGGTCAAGGAAGGAGCCGAGCGCCACGCCGGGGTCCGGCAGGACCTGAAGTCGTGAAGCGGCCATGGCTCCCTCCTTAGTAAGCGCGGATGATGAAGTGGATGCCCTTGCTGGGCTGCAAGTTGTTGTGGGCAGCCCCGCTGCCTGCGTTGCCTGTGCTACCGCTGACCGAGACGGAGACCGAGACCGAGACGTTGTGCGCGTGAGAACCTGCGCCGTTGACCAATCCCGTGTTAGCGGTGCGGTAGTCGGCCGCGTTCGTCTGGGTGCCAACCTGGCAGTTGTGGGCTCCGTCGTCAGGGACTGCGTTGTTCAGCAGGTAGGCGTCGGCGATCGAGTGGTTATGGAATCCCTGGGTATCGGTCGAACCCGAGCCGCTCCCCGAGCCACTCAGGCTGGCCGAGTGGCCATGGACAGGCATCTCAGCCGCCGACAGCGTGTGGGTAGCTTCGCCCATCGACTGCCCCACCGAGTAGAGGTTCCCCGCTCCGATCGGCGAGCAGTCCTCGAAGTTCGGCAGAGCCATCGTGGTCGAGCCGTCGCCGGAACCCCAGAGGTACCCGTCCGCCGCGAACGCATCGCGGAGGTTGGGGTACGTCGCTCGAGCGACCAGCGCCCCGTTGCAGATCAGCCAGCCGCTAGGCGGCGTGGTGGTCGGCCACATGAGGATCGTTCCCGCGGGGAACGTGTCGCCCGGCTGGGAAGCGGGAGTCGCTACTTCCCTGACGAGTCCGTCAGTACCAACCTCACGGACCTTGCCACTCATTAGCTGATCTCCAGGCCGTAGATCGTGTAGGTGATCTCGGAGGCGGCGTCAGCCTTGCCCTGGATCGTGTTGGTGGCGGCCATCGTGTACCGGCCGTCGTCCACGTAGCGGGCGCCGGGGTCGATCGAAGTCGGGGGAAGGATCTCGTTGGTGGCCGCGGTCCCGTTCTGGTACAGCGTCGCCGTGCGGGGGTTCACGTTGTCGGTGTTCGCCAGCACGATGCGGCTGACGATCGTCTGGGTCCCGCCAGGGACCGTGTAGAGGACACCGGCGACAGCCGGAAGCTGGCCCTGCGCGAGGACCTTGTAGGTGTCGGTCAAGGGGCCCTCCTAGAAGAAGTCGATGAAGTCGTCCACGTCGTCGGGGTCGACGTGGTGGATGTAGTCCGACCGATCGAGCTGGATGACCCAGGAACTGACCATGTTCGTGACGGTCTTCTCGTACAGACGCTCGAACTGGTTAGAGAGCTCCGGGTCGTCCTCCATCATGTAGAGCTTGTAGAGCGCTCCATTGACGAGGACTCCGCGGTGGTAGCGCGGGGGAAGAAGGATCTGTCCCTCCGTGCTCGTGGTCGTCAGCTCCGTCGGCTGCCGGATGTACTGCATCGTCACGACGTCCGTAGCCGACGGGATCGGGTAGACGTGGAGCTGCTCCCCCTGGAAGTAGTAGAGGAGCGGCGAGCCCGAGTAGGTCAGGTTCGAGGCGTACCCGGCAACGAAGTCGTCGTAGCGGATGTGCTCGATCTTCGTTCCGTCCGCTTTGCGGAAGATCGCCAGCAGCGTTCGGAAGTCTCCGGCGTCCGCTTCCCAGTTCGTGGGGATACCGGAGGTGCCGTCGAAGGTGAGGTCGACGCTGGTCTCGAGGAAGCGCCAGGGCTCCCGATCGCAGACGTCGTGGTAGGTCTCGTTGAGGACGGCCAGCTTGCGCTCGTCCGAGGTGTCGTCGAACCCGTGGTCGTCGAGGTCCGAGAGGATCGCAGCGACGTCCACTAGCTTGCCTTCGGGCGGTACGTGCTGGGGACGTAGATGCGCTTGTGGGGCGTTGCCCCCATCTTCCGCATCGCCCACTCGAGCGCCTCGGCGACAGGCTCGTCGGCGTCGTGCCGGGCCTTCTTCGCCGCGGCCTCCTCCTTCGCCATGCTCTGGACGATCTGCGCGTAGATCTTCCGACCGTGGCGACTGACGTCGCTCTGGTGGAGCTTCGCCTTCACCTGCTCGGCCGAGTGGAGCTGCATCCCGAGTCCGAAGATCGGGAAGACGTCCTTGTTCGCCGGACCCTCCTTGAGGAAGACGACCCATTCACCTGTGTCCTGGCGCTGGCCAAGCACGAGAGCGGAGTCGTACTCCTCGACGGCCTTAGCGCATTCGCGCTCGAGCGAGCTCGTCCAGCCGTTCTGTGGGGTCCAGAGTGCACCGCGAGGGATGTCCTCGTGCATGGGTCGTACCTCCTTCCGAGAGCTAGAAGTTGCGGAACTTGAACTTGAGCGCGCCGGATGCGAGACGCGGCGTGTAGCCGACGGCCTTGGCCGCGCGGATCAGCGCCTCGAGCTTCTCCGGATCGAGGTTGCCGGTGATGGTGACGTCGTTGTCGGAGTTGATCGTGTAGCTGACGGCGCCACCCACGGCCTTGTCCATCCAGTCCTTGAGACCGGGGATGTTGATGTTCGGCATCGGTCCTCCATTAGGTGGCCACCGGAGGTGACACACGTGTTGGCCAACAAATAGAGCCGGGTGCTTGGGTCAGGGGCACCCGGCGGAACCCTGTGAAGCAGGTCCGCCTCGACTGGCTTAGAAGCCGGTGTCGGTGAGCCCGTACTCGACCAGCGACGTGTTGCGCCGGTTGGTACCGAGGTTCGCGTAGCGGAACAGGACAGCCTGGAACGCGTCGTAGTCCGTGACCCAGCGGATCGTCAGACCGTCGCGCGACAGGAAGTCCCAGTCAGCCGGCGAGAACAGGCGGAAGTGCGGCTTGTGGAGGATGTGCAGCTTGCCCCACGGGTGGAGGCGATCCGCGTTCAGCGTGATCGAGCCCGTGCCCGCGTTGAAGCTGATCTCCTCGAAGCCGCCACGCAGCGTCTGCGAGTTGACGAACCGGACGTTCGACTTGAAGTCGGACGACGCGAACAGGCGCCGGACCAGACCCGGGGTCGTGATGCCGACCACCTCGTCTGCGCGGCCGCCCGCGTTGTTGACCTTGTTCCAGTCGATCATCAGGTTGTCGAGGGAGATCGCCCCGCCGACGTTGTTGCGGAGGTTGTCCCAGATGCGGTTGCCCGCGGAGCTCGCGTCGATGCCGCCGACCGTGTTGGCCGAGGTCGAGACGAGCTTCTGGATGCCCGCGTCCATCTCGTAGGTCCCGGCCGCCACCGTGCCGCCGGAGCGGAACAGCGAGTCACCGTTCGTAGGCGTGACCGCCTGGCTGAACGTGACCGCCGAGTTGGTGACGTCGACGTCCGTGATGGAGAGCGCGGTGTAGCGAGCCGTCGGGTTCGCAGGCGTTCCCATGTCGACGACCATCCCGGTGTAGATCAGGCCCTTGGACAGCATCTCCGCGCTGTTCAGGGTCTGCGTCGCGTTGGCCGCGGCGCCCGTCGGGATGGTTGCGAGCACGCCGTCGCCCGTGCCGTAGAGCTGGCGGGCGAAGTCGAGCATCACGTCGTCCTTGATCCGGTTCAGCTCCTCCTTGAGGGCCTGCGCGAAGGCGCCGGCGTCGCTCTTGGTCTTGCTGATCGAAGGCCCGGAGACCTGGACACGTGCGTAGTGGTACTTCAGGTCGTACACGGCCTTCTTGTACGCCTGGTTCCCTGCCGCGGGAAGCTGGACGTTCTCGCCGCGCGACCCGATGCCACCGGACCGGCCGGTGTGCAGCGGGATGTACGCCTCGAGACCTTCCAGGTTCTCCGAATCCATCGGGAGAAGCTGGGTGATCAGGACCTCGTTGTTGAACTGGTCCTGGATCGGCGCCAGGTAAAACTCCTTCAGGATGTTCGACAGGGTGCTAAGGGTGGCACCAGCCATCGTTTTTCGTTACTCCCTGTGGTCTTGGGGTTTGCTAGTCGGCTGCGCCGATCGCCTTGAGGTGCGCCATCAGCGCCGAGTGCGCCTCGTCAAGCGTGGGCACTCGCGGAGCCTCCTCCTGCGTCCCCTGCTGCATGGCGGCCTGGATGAGCTCCTGGGAGTTCACCGGGGCAGCCGTCGCGGGGGTCGCGGGCGACTCCTTCTGTGAGATGAAGCCCTCAGCCCAGCGAGCCTGCATGGCCTCGTACTGGGCAGCGGCGTCGAGCAGGTTCCCGCCCAGCGGCACGGAGAGCTGGTAGATGGACTCGATGTCCTCGTCCTTCCAGTCCGGCCGCGAGGACCGGATGATGTTCTCCTGTCGCTGGTGCTCGCCCTGAACGGCGAGCTGGATTGCCTGCTGTCGCTCCTGCTCCTGCGCCTGCTGAAGCGAGGACTTGAGGTCCCCGACCTGCGAGCGGAGGTCGTCAAGGACAGAAGCGATCGGCTGGAGCTCCGGGTCGTTCGTCAGAGCAGCGAGCGCGTCGGCCTGCTGCGGCTGAACGGACTGCCCCATCGTCTGCGTGGCCTGAGCTGACGCCTGTGCGGGCGTCATGCCGTTGGCCTCGAGAAGCTGGCTCAGCTCCTGGTGGATCGTTTGCCAGTTGCTGGGGTCCTGGAGGTCCTGGTGGAACTGGATCACTTGCCGGAGCTCGGCGGGGTCCTGGATCTGGAACTCCTCGGCGAGCCTGCGGTACGGCGTCGCGGTCTGGAGCGTCCGGGTCCAGTGAGCCTGCATCTGCCGGTAAGCCGGCTGAAGCTCCGGGGGAAGTGAGTTGGGGTCGAAGTTCTCACCCATGAACGAGCTGTCCTGCTCCTCGCCGGTCGTCGCCTGGGCGGGCGACGAGAACTGCCCTAGTTCGTTGCGAGGCTGCTGGGTTGCAGCGGGTTCGGTGGTCTGCGTCCCCTGGGGAGTGGGCACTTCTACTTGCGGTTCGGGCGAGCCGGTCTCGGAGGCCATGAGGTTCTCCACACCACCGGCCGCGTCGATTGCCGCAGCGGCGCCCTGCACGTCGATGTTGAAGCCATCGCCTTCAGGCAAAGGTCTTCTCCTTGATCAGGCAGAGTCCCTAACGGGTTGTTCTGCGTTTGGTCGCAGGGACCAGAGACCGCTCGCTACCCACCCCGGATTCACACCGGGCCTAAGCCTCGTCCGTCTCTAGTCCCGCACCCGGCCGCCGAAGCGAACCGGGGGGATCAGGTCGCGGGTCTAACCCGCAGCCGGGAGAGCGCGAGGGCTCTCCACGATTTCGGCGTCGATGATCTCCTCCTGGCGCCGTCCTGCTGCCTCGATGGCAGCGGACACGACACCGCTCAGCACCTCGCGTAGCTGCGAGGCGTCGAGGGAGACCTTCTCGTCCGCCGGCCGGTCGACAATGCCCTTCGCACGGCTCACCTTGTCATCGAGAATCCCGAAGATGGTTGCCGTGTCCCGGGCGCTTGCTTCCGGGAGCTTCTGGTCGAGCAGCTTCAGGGCCTTGTTCCTGACCTGCTCGAGCTCGCCGAGGTAGTCCTCGACGGCTGCGTCGACAACTTCGAGGTCAGGCGGCCCCTCGGCCTCGAACTCACCGCGCCACCTCCGAACGGTGGTGACAGGGAAGTCGAGTTCCCGAGCGGCCGCCTTCACGTTGCCGCCGTTGGCCTGGAGTGCGACGTATACCGCGGCCCTATCGGCTTCGGTGTACTTCGACTTACCGGCCACTGCTACTTGCCTTCGGAGCGGGCTTGGGCTTCTTCGCCTGAGCGAGCTTGGCCTTGTGCATCTCCTCGGCGTGACGCATCTGCTGGTCACTGGCCGCGAGACGCTGCTGACCTTCTGCTTGCTGTATGGCGAGATCGTGGAGCTGTGCAGCCTGCGTGAGGAAGTGCTGCTCCTCGTCACGCTGCATGATCTGGCCCTTCACCATCGCTTCCGCGGGGTCCTGAACCTCTGGCCTGGTCAGGTCGTCTTGCAGTCTGAGCTCGTCCATGACCGCCGTATCGAGCGGCGGCTGTTCGATGTCTTCCTGCGACACCTGGATGCCGTGCTTCTCGAGGATCGCCCCCATGACCGGGGCACTCACCGTCGACCTTGCCGCAAGGCTGACCTTCGGCATGACCTTCGGGTCCATGCTGTTCATCGCGATCCGGACCTGGATCATCCGGTCGTATGTCTGCATGTAGTGCTGGTAGAACCGCTGCTGGATGTCCGGCGGCAGGTTCTCGTACTCCGCGGTCTTCATGTAGTCGCCATGGATGCGAACGTGCGTCTCCCAGTCCTCGTAGTCGAGAGGAGCGAGAGCCGCCTCTTGCAGTTCCTCCATCGCCTCCTGCGGAGACTGGAGAGGCTGCCCCGTGTCAGGATTGATGCCCTGCTGGAGCGACTGCATCGCCTGCTGCATGGCCATGACGTTGATCGGCTGACCGCGCATGAGCTTGTCGTGCTCGCGCAGCGCCTGGTCTTCGTCGCGTTCGATCTGGGCCATGACGCCCTTGAACCCAGCCAGGTCGAGTTCGCGCAGCGCCGACTTGGGGTCGATGAGCTGCATCTCGATCAGCTCCTTGATCGCCGCGATCTTGCCCGTGCGTGAGCGCGGGAGACCTGTGTCCATCATCGCGTGGAAGCTGAAGCCTCCCTCGATGTCGGCGCCGAGGAACTTCTTGACCTTGACCGAGCCGCCCTGCCCCGTGATCTTGCAGAGGCGGGGCTCGATGTAATACTTCGACGCGAGTCCGACCATGATTTTGCCCGCTCGTGCGAGCGCGGACTCGAGCCGCCGGACTTCCGGAGTGAGCTCGTCGGCGATCGCCTCGTGGATCTGCTCGAGCGTCTCGCCACTGTCGAGGCGAGCCGGAAGCTGATCACGCTGCGAAGGCAACCGGGTGAAGATCCGGTCGAGCCTGTTCTGGATGTCCTGGAGGATGTTGAAGACGGACGCTGGCAGGCCCTGGATCTCCCGCCATTCCGGCTTGGCCGCGTTGGCGCCCACCGGGTTGTACTCGAGCGCCAGCCCGGGCTCGTCGGTCAGCCGCTGTCGCAGCGAGCCGAACGGCACCAGTAGCTGAGGCTTGATCATCAGGTCCTTGTGCTGCACGACCTGAGAGATCGTCCGGTTGAGCTCCTTCTGGATCGGCCGGGCCGAAGCGACCCGCGTGTCGTCGAGGACTGATCCAGGCCGCTCGATCCCCGGGAACTTGACGACGGGGATCTCCTTGAAGGGATAGGGCCAGGGCTCGTCCTTGAGGATCTTGTTCGGGCCCTCGGTCCAGACCACGCGCCGGCCCGCGGGGAACGCGGGCTGCGGCGGGAAGTAGCCGAAGTAGACCTCGGTCCCGGTCTTCGGGCGCGTACTCCGCTGGCGCCGATAGGCGAGCGGGAGGTCTCCGGCGGTCTGGCTCTCGAACTCCGAGTTGGCCGTGACGCGCACGCCCCAACGGGCGAAGATCTCGTCGGGCTCCATGAGCTCCGTCACGAATGCGTACCGGCAGTCCTCGAAGTTCGACGGGATCGGATCGAGAAGGACCTGGTGGCCGTTCTTGACCTTCACCCGGATGTCGCCCATGTAGATCGTCTTCTCGTACTGCGAGATGAGGACCTGGGGGTCCATGCCCATCTGCTGCGCCTGGGCTGTCAGCTCGTCCTTGTAGACCTCGCAGAGCTCTGGGTCAGTGATCGGCTGTCCGTTCGGGTCGAGGCAGACCTTCATCGGCTTGCCTGCGAGCCCGTCCCAGTCGATCCACCAGTAGCCCTGTGAGACCTGCGTCTCGACCAGTGCGGACTGGAGCTTCGAGGTGAGGTTCAGGTCCTGCCACCACCACTCGTAGAGGTCCTCCGCGACCTGAGCGGCCTTGATGTCCATGTCCGACCCGGAGTCCGGGACGGCGCGGATGATCGGCCGCGTCTTGGTCAGGAGCGCTACGTGGTGGTTGACGCCGGGCTGAATGCCGTCGGCGGTGATGCGGACCTTCCACCGAGGCTTGTCGCCGTCGTTGATCGGCAGCGACTCCACCCGGCTCTCGAGCTTGTTCCAGATGACCCACTGATCGCGGTTGTAGAACGCGCGATTGAGAGACCACTCACGCTTGTCCGGGTTGCGGAGCTTGTCCAGCTCCTGGCGCTTCTCGGCAAGCTGAGCGGCCGTCTTCAAGTCGGCGATCCCGAGCCGAACCTTCGGCTGCTGCGGATCGGCCACGGACCACCTCCTAGGTCAGTTCGATCTCTTGTTCTGCGCCGCGCATCTGCGCGAGGGCTTCCTCGGCCGCCTGCGGCGTGATGTAGCCGTGGGCCTGCGCCCAGCGGATGTCCGCCTCGTCCTCGTCCATGTCGGGCGTGATCTGGACGTCGAAGTCGGGCTCGAGGATCTTCTCGAGCTCCGCCTCCTGTGGTGGTAGGGCGGTGCCCTGCTGGGCGAGGAGCCCGCGCAGGTAGTCCACCTGGTCGGCGAGGGTGACGATCGTCTGGTCCTTCGCCTTGCAGGCGGCGCACTCTCGTTTCAGCACTACGCCTCCCAGAAGTCGGATTCGTCCCACTCGCCCTGCCGCTTCTTCTGGCGGGCCTGGACCTGTTCCCACGCCTCCTCGTCCATCGACTTGGGCTTGGGTTTCTCGTCGCCCACGAGCGTCGACGGGAGCAGGACGTTGGCCGTGCCGAGCGCGATCTCTGTCGCGTCGAGCAGGTCGTCCTTGGGGTTCTTGATCTCTGGGTCGTAGCCGACCCACTCCTCCACGAAGTCGCCCATCGAGGAGTGGATGCGGACCTTCCCGACCTTGAACAGCGGGGCCATGGACATGATCCGCTCGACCTTCTTGCCGCGGCTGATGATCGCGGTGATCGGTGGCAGACCCTCCAAGCGGGCCGTCATCTGCGCGAGGGCCGCCTGGTAGGCGTTGGCCTCGATGCCGATGTAGTCGGGTCGGTGCTCGAGCGCCCAGCGCTTGATCTCGTCGATCTGGTCTGGGAACGTGAGCCGACCCTTGAACGTCTTGAGGATGTAGGCCCTCGAGCGATCCTCCGGCACCCCGATCAGACACATGGCGAAGTGGTCCGCCCGGTCACTGAGCGAGATGGCGGGGTCGATCCCGAGGTACTTGTGGAGACGGATGTCTCCGTTCTCATCCCGGGGGAGCGACACGTCGTCGGAGAACGGGTCCGGCTTGCCGAACACGAAGTAGCGCAGCCAGTCCCCGTGCAGGGCGATACCTGTCATGGAGTCGAACGACGCCATGTACTCCTGCTTGAACATGACGGGGTGCTGCGACTCCCGCTCCTCCTCCCACTCCTCAGCGGAGAAGTACGGGTTGTCGATCGACGTGTACTCGACGCGGAAGTGCCGCGGGTTCGCGAGCGCCTGCTCGGACCAGAACCGCTCGTGAAACCAGTTCTTGCCCTTAGGCGTCGTGGTGGTGATGAAGATGCCGCGCTTGTCGGCGAGCGCGGGGCGCACGACGTTGTACGCCTCGTCGCTGCGGATCATGGCCGCCTCGTCGATCCAGAGGATGTCGAGGCCGGCGCCGCGGAGCATCTGCGGGTCCTCCGCCGTCTTGAACTGGACGAGGGTCCCGTTCGCGAACTCGATCTTCTTCTCGGTCTTGTTGTACTCGTAGTCCTTGCCCTTGACGAGGCCGGACTGGTTGAGCGCGTCGAGGAAGGCGATCTTCGCCGGGAAGCCGATCTCGTGGTTCTCGGCCAAGATCCAGACCCAGAGGGGTCTCGAGCTCTCGACGCCGTGGATGTCGCGGTGGAACTCCTCCGGGTGGAGGCAGTAGTAGAGGACGTCCCAGGCTGCGCTGAGCGTCTTCCCACCGCGTCGACCAGCGACCAGGTGCCGGTAGCGGCAGAGCAGGTCGCGATCGTCCGTAGCGGAGTGAAAGGCCGCCTGCCACTCGTGCGGGACGTAGCCCTGGGTGGCGAACCAGTAGAACTTGAGAGGGAAGCGGTTAGCGAAGTGCGTGTACCACTTCGCCGCCACATCCTTCGCCCAGTCGGTCCCGCCTGCGGCGACCGACTTGACGCCTGCCATTAGGCGCCGGGCGGTCCCATCAGGCCGAACTTCTTGTGCACGGCCGCGCGAACAGCCTGCTTCTCGGAGTCAGTCCCGTGCTGGGAGACCATCGAGAGTGCGGCCTCAGCATGGGCCCTGTCCGGAATCGGGTAGCTGCCCGGACCCGGAGCCCGTTCCGGGAACACGTAGTCCGAGAGCGGCAGCGCCTTGCGCTGCGCCGCGGTGAGCTTCGACACCTAGTCCTCCTCGATCCTGTCGATGAAGCCGCCCTTGAGCGCTTCGTTGGCGTCGAGCCACCAGTCCTTGCGCTTCCAGCGGTTGATGATCTGCTTCCGCGAGAACGTCGAGTTCCGGCAGAGGATGTCGAGCGACTGGTTCTGGAGCCGCTCGTTGAACTTCATGTCGTCCTCCATCTCGGCGAACGACCCGGCGACGATGCCCTGGACCTCGTGGATGAGGAGCCAGCAGCGCGAGGACATGACCCGCTCGTCGCCTGCTTGGAGCAGGATGCCGCCCATGCTCGCGACCATCCCGAGTCCCACGGTGGTAACGCGGTGGCCCCGCTTCTTCAGCGTCTGGATGTAGTCGTAGAGCGCGAAGCCGTCCATGACGGCGCCGCCCTGCGAGTTGATCGCGATGGTGATGGCGTCCCCAGGATGCGCGTTCGACCAGATCTCGAGCTTGTCCATGAGTCGGTGAACGGCGGTCTCAGTGACAGGGCCCACGAAGGTGAAGACCCCGCCCGCTTCCGGGCGTGCCTTCAGATAGCGCAGCTCGAGCTCTGCTTGCTCCGCGTCGGCAGTGGCGGCGCGGGCCGCGGCTTCGTTGCGCGCGATCTCGGTCTCGAGCACCTTGAGCTCGAGCTCGTCCTTCGTGGGCATCTGGTTACTCCTTAGGTCGGGGTTCGTAGCAGTCGGGGCAGTTGCGCCAAGTCGGCTTGTTGTCTGCCCTGCACTTGCAGGCCCACGGTTCGGTGCGGGCCTGCTTCTCTACTTTCCAGCCGGCGTTCGTGCCGTCCTGGACGTGGCCGATGTTGAAGGTCATCGCCTAGACGATCCGGTACGCCTCGGCGCGGTACGTGATGTTCGTGTTCGCCGAGGGGACGACCCGCACGAACTTGTACTTGCGGGCCACCGGGTTGTCGAGAAACATGACCGAAGCGCCAACCGCGGTGACGGTCTTCGTCGACGTCGCCGTTGTGTCGTTCGCATCGGTGACGTATGCGATGTCGTACCAGTTGGTGCCGTCCAGGCTGCCCTGGAACTTGAACGTGATCGTCGGCGTCGCGCCGGCGCTCTCCACAACGAACTGGAGAGCGAGGGCGTCGTAACCCTCGACGCGGACCGTGCTGCCATTCCCCGTCGCGACAGAGCCGGAAGGGGCCAGCGAGATCAGGTCGTACAAGCTGACCTCCTATCTGTGGTAGTGCCTGCCCGCCTGGGCAGGAGTGAACTGCGGTCCGATGCCGCCTTGGACAACGACGGAGCCGAACGCTTGCTCGGAGCCCAGGCCGGGGACCGGCACCGTGACCGGGCCGACGAAGGGCGTAACCGCCCCGAACGCCTGCGCGGACGCGAGTCCTGCGACCGGGACGTTCAGGTTGCCGCCAGCGTGCACCGATCCGAACGCCTGCTCGGAAGCTAGTCCTGCTACCGAGACGGCGATGGGGCCGGGAACGGGCGTAACGGCGCCGAACGCCTGCTGAGAGGCGAGGCCGGCGACCGCCACGACAACGCTGCCGTGGATCGTGACGGCTCCGAACGCTTGCTCGGAGGCCAGTCCTGGGACAGATGCGACAAGTCCTGAACCCGACGCGGTGACTGCTCCGAACGCCTGCTCAGAGACCAAGCCGCTGACCGGAACCGTAACGGGCCCGGGCACAGGTGTGATCGTTCCGAACGCCTGTTGAGAGGCCAAGCCGCTGATCGGGACCGAGACAGGCCCAGGCACCGGCGTGACCGCTCCGAACGCCTGCTGCGAGCCTAGACCTGTGACCGAAACGGTCTGCGGGCTAGATCCGCTCGCGGGGTCGCCGAAGGCCAGGGCCAGGAACTCGCGAGCCGTCGCATCGGCGGTCGTGTAGTTGAGTGTGAACCCGTCGGTGTCGAACGTCGATAGGTCGGCTGCCGCCAGCACCGTACCCGCAGCGTTGTCTTGCAGGATCTTGTACAGCTTCGTCCGGTCCAGCGTGTGGTTGCCGTTGGCGTTCGACAACTTGTACGTCACGCCGCGGTTCGTGCCATCGGTCGCGCCGAACATCCAGTTGACGCCGATGTTGGACACGATGGTCGTGCCGGCGGTCTTCCCCGCGCCGGCGAGCAGAAGTGCCTTCGGGGTGAACCCGAAGCCGGTGTACGCCTGGGTGCCGGTCGAGGTCTTTTGCAGACCGTTCCCGGCGAACATCTGAACGCCCTTCAGCCAGAGGACGGTGCAGCCGAGAGTAGCCCCGGAGGCGCGGCTCGTGACGTTCAGCGTCACGCCATCCGTGTCAAACGACGTCAGCGCGGCCTCGAACTCCTTGACCGCACCCGACACATTGGCGATGGCCTGGTTCGTCCGCTCGTACTCGCCGAGCGCGTTGGTGCCGGTGTTGAAGGCACCGGCTACCGTCTCGGCCTGTGCGGTCTTCGAGATGAGCCCGATGCCCGCATAGAGGTTGAAGCCGGTCGCCCCAAGCAGGATGATCGCCGCGTCAGGCGCGAACCCCGCGCCCGTGATGCCCCACGAGCCCACCCCGGTAGGAACCGTCGGGCTGGTGACGCTCGCCTGAAGTTCCGTGCCACCGAGCGCCAGGTAGTTGACGATGAAGCCGCTGGTCACGTTCGTCCAGTTGAGCGTGAAACCGTTGGCGTCGAGCGATACGAGACTGGCCTGGATCTTGATGGCCTTGTTGTTGAAGTTCCCGATCCCCTGCTGGATGCAGTGCGCGGTGTCCATCTGGGGGTTTCCGCTCGTGAAGTCGTCGTTGTCGGTCATGCAGCCACCGGACGTCCCGGCCGCCACGCCGAGGTAACACGACATCTGCGCGTCCTGACTGTTGCTGCCGCCCGCGCCGTCGGCGGTCATCCCGTTGCCGAAGAAGATGATGGCCTTCGGCTGGAAGCCCAGGCCGGTGATGGCCTGGTTGCCCGTCGCGCTCGGACAGGCGAGCGAGCCTACTTTCGCGGACAGGGCCACGTTAGTTCCAGGTGACGGTCGACGCGCCCACGCTGACCGGCTGCGCCAAACCGCTGCCGTCTACGAGATCGCGGACGTCAACGCGGAGACGCAGACCCTTTACGGTGATCGCCGTGTCCCAGTTCTGCTCGAACACGACCTGGGAGACCGGGTGGCGTGTATCGGCAGCCACCGTCTGCTCGTCGAGCAGCGTCCAGGTGCCGTCCAGCAGCATCAGCTCGAGGTGGAAGTCAGCCGCCGTGTTCGCGTCGATGGGCGAGGAGAGCGGGATCGTGACAATACCCTGGCTGACCTGGCGCTGCGGGAACGTCTGCTGGTTCGCCTTCGACGGGACCATGGTCTCGCCGACCGGGAAGGTCTGAGCGGGAATCTGAAGGGAGCTCATGGCAGACGTTCCTCCTTCCTAGAGCTTCGCGATGAAGGGGTTGGCGTTAGCCCACTGGAGCGTGATGTCGCCTCCGTTAGGCGTGACGGAGAAGCCGTCGAGGTACCAGAGGAGGTTCGACGTGCCTGCGACACCCGTGTCCTTGTAGAAGACGCAGGCGTCGATGGCCGTACCCGAGGGAACGGCGGTAAACGTCGCGTCCGCTGCGTCGAAGCAGCCTGGGTCCGTGCCGGCGCCGTTGGCCGTCTTCGAGCCCAGTGTGACGTCGGTAACGATCGCCGCGGGCAGCGAGCTCAGGAACTGGTGCGCCTGCGAGAACGTGTAGGCGCTCGTGCGGACAAGCCGGACCTTGACTGTGACCGAGGTCAGGTCTCCCACGCTCGCCTTGATGGCCTCCTGGAGAAAGAGGTTGTAGTGCGCGGAAGCCACTTAGATGTTCACCACCTGACGCTGCTTGTGCAGCTCGGTGATCTCGTCCGCGCTGTACTCCCGGGTGAGGTCGCCCTCGGCGTAGCCCTTGATGACGAACTCGTCGGCCACCGAGACGGGCAGGTCGTACTGCTCCCCTGCCACGAGATCGAGGCCCGGACCGGCAACCGAGTGCAGCATCCGTACCCGGGACCGCGACTCCTTGCGGAGCTTGTCGAGCAGGCCCATGGGCCCTCCTTTCAGTAGGTAGGTCTCGAGCGCCAGATGGCATCCGCTTACCGGCCGGGCGGCGTAGCCATCCCGGACTAGCTGGTCTTACCTGCGACTGACTCGAGGCTTTGGTCGGGGGACTGCGCCAGGCGCACCCAAAGTGGACTGTCCCTGTGCCGTGCGAGTCCCCGAAAAAATCTCTCTACCTATAAATACACCTGGAACGGCACTTTTGTCCGGCGCTTCGTATCCCCACGTATCCCCACGTATCCCGAAAGGGCTTGAATGGGGCTACCTACGAGGTACAATCACACCAATGTGGCAGCCGCGACGACGACCACACTCAGCAACATCCTCAAGCAGGTCTACCTTCCCGCCGTCGTCCAGCAACTCAACAACAACAGCCTCTTTCTCCGGCTGCTCTGCCCAACACTCGACGAGGCGATCAAGCTCGGAGCCGACAAGCTGATGGGCACCGCAACGCTCTCCACTCTCCAGAACGTCCTGACCGACTTCTTCGCACCGGCGGTCCAGGGTCACAAGCTCGAGGACGTGCAGATCCATCGCCGCCCCGACGCGGACATGATCACGCTGCACGCCTACTGCAAGGACTGCAAGCAGGTCTACGCACAGAACATCTCGATGCCCGCGCTCTACGCGGCGAAGGGCAACCTCGACGGGATCAGAGACTTCCTCAACAACACCGTCAAGAGCTTCTTCCAGTACATCGAGGACCAGCCGTGCCTGGGGAAGGGTGCGATCGCTGCGATCGCCGCCTGGCTCACCGAGAAGCTGGTCGAGCGCAAGTCCATGCCCCTGGCGGATGCCGCAGAGCTCTGGCAACAGGAAGGTGAGAACTGGCCGAAGGACGTCGTAGAGGAGACGGCCCGCTCGATGGGCTTCATGGAGGAGCCGAAGATCGAGGTCGAGACCCTGCTCCCGCCGCTCGAGAGCCTCGAGCCCCTACACATCGAGATCGTGACCGAGGGTTTGCTCCGGCTCCCCGAGGATCACCCGCTCGCGGTGGCGGCATGACGAAGCGCTGGCGCGCTGAGCGGAAGCTCCGCAAGGACATCGAGTGGCTCCGCAAGTTGGGTGCCCATACCTGGCCGACCCAGCAACGTGCGGTCGAGGCCGGCTGCACCTGCGTCTGGTTCCGGAA